ACCCGAAACACGCGGCATGTCGCCATCCCAGCGTCTGCCGCCGGATGGCCGAATACCCGATGTCCAGCTTGATCCCGCACCCGATGTTGTAGCCGATGGCCTTGTTGTGGATGCGGGCGCTCTCCATTGCCACGCGGTGGGTGTGGCCCATGACCACCGAATGGCCCACCATTTCCGCGGTGTCCCGTGCCGCCGACACGTTGTACATCGCGCCGTGGGTGAATCCGGTGTCGCCCAGCATGAACATGCCGCTCTTGTGGACGCCCGCGTAGGGAATGATCTGGCACTTGATCTTGCTCATTTCCTCGTCGATGCGCGACAGGACGCTGCTGGCCGCGTAGCTCAAGACCGCGTTGGGGCTGTGCGCCAGTTCGGTCAACCGGCTTTCATGGTTTCCGAAAAGGAGGACGTCGGGCTTGAGTTCGCGCAGGAACGCCAACCCCTGCATCAGGTCATCCGCCAGATCGGCCCCGTGGTCGGCGCTGTCGCTGTCCTTGCGTGCGCCGGAGCGCAGGGCGCGGGCATCGATGGCATCGCCAAGGTGCAGCACAAAGTCCGGCTTCCACGCTTCGCGCAGTCGCAGGATGGCATCGAGCGCCCGCGGATCGGCCTCTGACCCGTGGGTGCATGTGCAGGCCAGAAACTTCTGCCAGCCTTTGGACTTGTTGGCCATGAGCCGATTGGTGAGCCGATTACGCGCTGGTCAGCATCCGGCGCACTTGGTCAACCACCTCCGCGTCACCCTCTTGGTATTTGGTGTAAAGCGGGTTGGATTGGTTGGTCATAATGTCCCGTGCGCGGGCGCGGGTGCTGCTTGCTCCGGTCTGGTCACCGGCCACCAGCTTGTCGTCGGAGAGCTTCTCCGCGAGGTTGACGATGGCCTTGACCACTTGCGGATCAACAAAGCCTTGGCTGGTCGGATCGACTCCGGCGGTCACCGCGGCGCGGCGTGCCAGTTCGATCTTCTCCGGCATCTTGTCGCCCCAGACCTTCTGGAGTTCGGCCCGTCCGGTTTCCAGTTGGGTTTCGATCATCTGTGCGGCGGCTTGGTTCATCAGCGCGGCCCGCTCCATGTCGAACTTCATGAACTCCTGCATGGCGGCGGCAGGCACGTTGTGCTTGTGGGCGAGTTCCGCGGCTTTCTTGGCCACGTTGTCATCCCATGTGACCCCTTCCGGCAGTTGCTCCGGCTTGAGGTTGTAGGCTTCGGGCGATTCGGGAACGCCGATGGCCTTGCGGTAGGCGGCAACTTCTTCCGGCGTAGACTTCTCACTGGGAGGAACGATGGCGTTGGCCTTCTTGCCCAAAAGTTGCTCCAGCCCTTGGTAGGACTTGGAAAGGCTTTCAACGTCAGCCTTGTCGTTGCGCCAGAACTTTTCCGGCAACCATTCCGGCTTTTCGGCTACTTCGGGCGCTGGCGCGTCGGTGGCGCTGGCAGGCGCACTGGAAAGGAGTGTCCCTTCCGTTGTGGTGTTGAGGTTAGCAGCGGGTGCGGTGGACGCGGAAACAGCGGCGCTGTCCGCGGTGGTGCTGGTTTCGGAGGTGGTGGTTGCATCAGTCATGGTGGTGTTGGTTGGTTGGTGTTTTGACTAAACCGCGTTTAGCGGAGGACTTCGGTGGTTGGACGCTCGACGTCGGCATCACCGACGACAGGCAGGGAAAGTTTGTGTTCGACGAAAAGGATCACCTCGCGCTGGCCGTCACGCACCGCGGCGGCGATGGGATCGAACGGACGGCCCAGCGTGCGCTCAAAAGCGGGCCGGTTCATGCGGAAGTAGGCGCGGAGGTTGTCCAAGACAACGCGCCCGTCTTCGTTGTCGAAGCAGCGGTGGTAGGCGTTGTTTATGCGCTGAAGCGACTTGCTGCGCTCCAGTTCTTTGTCGGTGGTCATGCGGTGGCTTGATTCATCAGTCGTCCCAAAGCGGAATCCTGCTTCACGCTGCCAGCCTTTCCTGCGGCCTCGGCCATCGTGAGCATCTCTTGCTGCTGCTGCATCTGGGCCTGTGCCTGTGCGCGGGCGGCGCGGGCCTCCTCGACCTCGTCCTCTTCGGCCAGCCAGTCGGCGGGCAGTCCGTCGTTGCGGGCGGTTTCGCGGGCGATGACGTCCCACTTGAAGTTGTCCAAAACCTCTGGCCTCACTTGCGCGAGAATCGCGTTGCGCTCCAGTGTGCGAGCCAGTGACAAATTGTGCATGGCGCGGATGGCGAGCGCCACTTTGCTGACGTAGCTGACTTCCGGTTCCGGCAGCATGGGCTGTCCCATCGCGTCCATTTGGATCGCGTCCTGCGGCGGCGGCGGGAAATGGCCGTTGCGGATCAAGATGCCGAAAACTCCGCGCAGCATGGGCGAAAGGAGTTCGGTCGTCTTGCGGGTAAACGAGGGCGAAAACTGCACCAGCTTTTCACTGGCCCGCTCGGCCACTTCGGTCGCGGTCATGTTGGTGCGCTCCATCGAGGCGAACATGCGGAACATATCCACATGCATGGCGGTGTTGATCGCGTTGGTCTTGCGGGCCTCGCGGTCGAGTCCGATAGAATAGTCTCCCGCGGTGGCCCACTCCTGCGGCAGAGCGTTGGGTTGCGTCGGGTCGTAATAAGTGACGCCCCCAGAGCGCAAATCGACTTCCCCTTCGTGCGTAGCTGGCATGAGGAGACGAGGGAACGCTTTGATCTCGGAGAGGGCGTCAAGCTGCTTGGCTAAAAAGTTGAGTTGGCGGGCTTCGGGCAGCGCCATCCACGCCGGAGACACTCCGTAAACGCCCTGCTGGCTTTTAACGTGGCGACCGGCGAAGAAAGGTTTCTCGTCGTAACCGGAGTTGCGACACACATGCTTGTTGCTCTGGTCAACGTAGACGCTGGCCCAAGGCTTGTTCGGGCCGTCGGCCTTGTTGCGGTCGCGGTCGTTGTCCTCGCGCTTGTAGAGGGCATGAACGAAGCGATGCTTGACGGTGCCGCCCTTGCCGGTGCGCCGGATCTCTTGCAGCTTTTTCTGCATGGCGGGCGCAAGGTTGTCTTCGCCAAACTTGTCGGCGGCTTGCAGGACGGTCAGTTCTAACTCGCGGAAGACGGTGTCAATCAGACCTTCGTCGTTCTCGGCCAAGCTGTAGGTGCCGATGTCGAACTTGTGGAATACGAGCGGGTGCGAGATGCCCGATTCGACAAACATGCAGTAGGTGCCAAAGACGCTGTCGTCGTAATACAACTCATGCACTTCCGTATAAAGGTTGCTGGTGGCTAAAAGCAACTGGGTCACCTCGGAACACTTGGCATACCACTGCTTGGCCTTGTCGCTCATCACGCCCTTGGGCGGCTCGTAGACAAACCACCGGCTATCGGCAGGCGTGATGTAGGCAAGCTGCCCATTGGCCAGCGTGGCCGCGGCTTGGACGGCGCTCGTATCGAAAAGGACGTCGTAGCGCGAACTATCCGGCACGCTCCGCTTGGCGCTGATCTCGGCTTTGCGCGGCAGGAAATACTCGGCCAACTCCTGCCAGTGCGTGTCCCATGAGGCACGCTCGGAACCCAAGTCTTGGTTGCGGGCCAGCACCCAGTCAGCGAGTTGGACGTTGTCTTTCATTACCACATGTCGGGGTCGTTAGCGGCGGTAATCAGCAGGACGATGCCCACCGCAAAGACGGCCAGATGGAAGGTCAGTTCCATTCATCAGCCCAAGAGGCTGTTGGCTCCGGTGGCCGGATTGACCGGCACAGTGTTCTCACCGGCCAAGATGGTCTTGCGGTAGCCTTGGCGCTGCATGGCGGCGCGGCGGGATTGCTCGCTGGCGTCGTTGGCGCTCATGGTCTGTGGCTCCGGTGGGGGCGAAGGGCGCGGCGGCGTGGGCGGTGGTGGCGGCATCGGTGGCGGCTCAAACTTGGGCATGGGAGGTGGTGATCCTCCTCCACCGCCGAAGTGGCAGCGGCAGATGAGGTCAATCTTGGACGAGTTGTAGAAGCGCATATTTTTGGATGAGTTTGTCGGTTGAAAAGAAAGTCAGCGGATGGCCACTCCTCTCCCATGCGATGAGCGGAAGATAAAACGGGATGTGGCGCAAGAGTTTTTTGACTAAACCCGCCAGACCTTGGTCGTCGGCCAAGGCAAAGGCGTAGACATACCATGCGTCCCAGTCCTTGCGCTGGAAGCCGCACCAGACGTCGTTGATCATTTCCTGCGGGGCGGCGCTGCACACCGGACGCGCCATCATCACATACTCCGGCGTGCTGAAAAAACAGCCATGCAAGAGGTGCGCGAGCATGTCCTCTTCAAACGTCCGCGGGCTGTCCGCGGTGTAGAGCATCTTGCATTTTTCGATCGGCGTCATCGTCGCACGATTGTCCTGCGGTTGAAGTCCAAATCGCGGATGCCGGTCGTCACTACGGTCGGGCGCGGCTTGGCAAAGCCCGTCTTGAGCATGCCGCTCATCTCGGCCTCGGCTATCATCCGCAAGGCGTCGGAGGCGTGGCTGGCCCAGTTGTGGACTGGTTCGTTAACCACAATGCCGGTCGCGCTGCTGCGCTTGTAGGCGTAGTTGGCCAAGGCATCCAGCCCGCGCTCGCAAGCAGGCAAGCGGAAGCTGAAGCGCGGGAACATTTGCAAACACGCATTGATCCCGATCCAGATGTCATGCGTCCGCGGCAGGACGCGCACGTTGGCCAGTCCGGCCTCGGTATACACTTGAGCGTCAGCCTTGCCGCTGGTGCGAGTCGCCGCGGCATCGTGGGGCAGGAAATGCGCCCCGTAGCTGTAGCCCTTGGCCAGCATGTGGCCGACGCGCTGGACAGGCGTCATGTCCAGATCCATGTCGCAGTCGATCACGCGCACCTCGTTTCCGCCGATCACTTGAAAATACCAGACCACCGTATTGACCGGACTGCCCAGATCCCACGCGGTGTGAACGAGTGTGCTGTTGTCGGTCTTGAACGCGCTGATCGCACCGGAGGCTCGCAGCTTGTCCAGTTCGCCCGCGTAGATCGCGCCCTCGACCGGCGATTTGAAGCACTCGTCGAGCGTCGTCGGGAACTCGCGGAAGATGAAGAGGCCCAAGTCGCGGGACTGCCGGTCATACCAGAGGCGTTGCTGGTCACTAAAAGTGTGGCCTGTTTGTGACTGCATCTGTTCAAGGTATTGACTGATCGCTGGACTAATCGTGGCCACATCGCCCTCGACCACATAGGTCGGATCTTTCCACCACGGGAAGAAAACCACGCGCCAGTCCTTGTCCGTCTTGGCCGCTTCCGGCGTCTCCAGCGCCCCCTTGACGATTTCCCACAAGTGGCCCCCTCGCCCGCCTTTCCAAGTGGTTTCGATTATGATGCGGCCATGCTCGGCGCTGGGGATCGCGCCGGTCAGAATCTCCTCACTGCGCCGCGGGTCGTCGGCTTGGATGACTCCCCACTCGCTCAAGTGCAGCCAGTTGTTGGTGCCGCCACGGGCGCGCAGACCGGCAAAGAACGACGACGCGGCCTCTCCGGCCACGCTGACCTCAAGGATCGAACCGGAGTCACGCACCTTCTCGATGCACTGCAAGGCGACCGGAGGGAGGTTGTCCAAGGCGACCTTGGCAATCGTCGCTAACTTGCGCTCGGCATCCGCCGCGGTCTGATCGACCAAAGAGCATTGTGTTCCCGCGTTCCACAGCATCTGGTCGGTGAGCAGGACGTCGAGCGCGGTGGACATGCCCAGACGGCGGGCCTTGAGGATAATAAGGCGCTTGACGCCCTCCTTGAACAGCATGTCGTAAACGCGCTGCTGCTCCGGCCTCGGCGCAAACTTGATGATCCGCCCGTCGCTCGCCTGCTTGATGTGGTAGAGGTTCCGCAACCGCCAAAGCGGGTTGGCCAAGTCGTCGGTCGTCACGCCGGTTTGTCGGTGGACTTCACAATGCCCTTGAAGACGCCGACGAACTCGTCGGTAAGATCATGCTTCACCTCGGTTTTTTCCGGCGCTCCAATGCCAAGCAGCTTGGCCAGCTTCTCCTGCGCGGATACGGCGACGTTCAGTTCGTTGCGCTCCTCGGCCTTTCGCATGTATCGCTCGTAGCGGCTTTTGGCCTTGCGGAGTTCCGCGGCCACTTGCTCCGCGGCTTCTGCGGCGATTAGATCGTTGGCATCGGCAATGTATCGATAAGATGTTGCGCGGTTGACGTCCCACTCCGTCTTACAAAGTCTTACAATTTCAGAATGGCCATACGGCACAAGCAACCACTCCGCGACTTGCGCGATGCGTTGCGTGAGTTCGGCTTCGGACGTTGCTCCCATGCGTTTTAATTTACTCTGATGGTCAAACTAAAACATTGACCGCTTCGTCGTTTGGTTTCCTTAAATATCCTTCCTTACTTGCTTTCGCTCCTGCTGTGATCGGCAGCAAATACTTCGCTTCGTGTTCGTCGTCCCGCGGTGTGGCCAAATGAAACTTCCCGCATCGCCAGCAATGGTAAACGCGCATGTCCGGCTTAAACTCCTTCGCCTCCTGTTGCGTCTCAAACCATCGCTTGTTGACGCAATTCTTCTTCCGTCGCCTTCGCCCGCGTTTGCTCATGGCGGGCGTCCGCATGATCGCGTTGCCCATGATGAGGTTGGCTAATTCCTCCGCGGCGTAGTGCCGGTAGCCGTTGGACAAGGTCACCATGAATATTCCCTCGGTGCGATGAGCTTGAACTCGCTCACCGGAATGTGGACGACGGGTTCCTTGTCTGGTTCCCAGCGCACCTTGTTCGGAATCATGTAGCCCACCGGATACGGCTTGCGCTGGATCATCATGTAGTGAATGCCTTCCAGCCACTCGACGCAAAAGGCGACCGGCAAAAGGTCGGTCATCTGCATCGCGTGAACGTATTTTTGGGCGCTCCATGTCAGCGTGTTGTATTTGTTAATCGAGAGCAGTTCGCCGTCCTTGTCCTTGCGCTGACGGGCCTCGGCAAACGCCACAGCCCGCCCGTTCCGAAACAGCACAGCATCCACGCAATAGGCTTTAGAGCATGGCGCGGCCTCGCACTTAAACGCCTCGGCGGCGGTGCGGATGATCCGCTCCTCCACCTCGCGGTGCTGTGCTGTTTCAAACAAAGGCATCAGAACGGAATATCGTCGTCAGTCGCCGGTTCGTCCGTCACCCGCGGTGCCGCCGGTTTCGGTGCGTTGTAGTTGCTGCCCTTTTCCTTTGGTTGCCACGGCGGGCCAAACTTCAGCGAGAGGAAGTCCTTCCCGCTTTTGCTCGTTTGCTCCCAGATGCTGATCTCGTAGTCGCGGCCTTCGATTTTGACGGGGCCGCTCCACTTGGGCGCTTTGGGGTTGTCTGATTGCCGCGGGAAGGCGGCACCTCGGTTGTCGTCGTTGTATTGCATGATTGTGTTGGTGTTGGTGTTGTGTTGATGTCGAGCGTCCCGTTGGGGAGCGCCCAGATTTGTTCGGATCGGAAATGCACAAACGCGCCGTCGCGTTCCATGACCACCGTCCAAATGTCGTTGGCGAGATTGCTCTCGCGGCTGACGATGATGGCCCAGCCGTAGCCAAGCGGTGTGTCCACGGGGAACGGGCGTGCGAGTTCCAGCATCATGGTAAAAATGCGGCACGCTGACGCAGGGCCACGGCAACGTGCCTCGGATGAGCGTCGGTAAGACCCTTGTCCCTTCCCGCTCCTCCTAAAAAGTTCCGGCGGGTCGCGGATAGCGCAATACCGCGACGGCCCCCACACAATGCTGTCCCACCCTCCCCCAATGAGGTGGTGGCCAGATATGAGTTGGCGCAGCCTGTTCCGCCGGAAAGTTTCATCGTCTCTTGGTTTTGACTAAACCGATACGCCGAAAATGTTGCGGGTTGCGATGAATCCAAGCGATGACCTCGCCGGTATTATGAACGTCGGACGCCCAGACGGCGCTGTCCGAAACGAGCGGGCAGTGTTCGCAGAGGATATTCATCACGCTCACCTCGTCGTCCTGCATGCTATAGGCAATGAAGTCTTCAAGACTGTTGGCCATGTGGCGATTTTAGGGGTGTGGTCAAATGGAATCATCGCGCTCGCACTTTGAACTTAAAACATCCCATCCCTTAATCCTTGAAACCCTCACAATGAACTGCCGCACGAATTCCCGCGGCATCCAGTTCTTCTGGCACAAATGGGCAACCCAATGCAGTAGCGCCAACGGCGTCGGTATACGCTCAAGACCAATCACATAACCGTAAGTCGAGTTGATGGTAATAGTGTTGCTGCGCTTGCAATGGACAAAAACTTCGTCCAGCAATTCATCACGACGCTCGCAGCGTTCCGCAAGTTGATTTAAGTCAAGTATTCGTGGCCTGCCATCGGGCGTAAACGCATCTTCTTTGTCCATGTCTTTCCATTTTAGTAGGTTTGTTTTCATGTGTTTTGATTGTCGAAGTATTCCGCGTGCGTTTTAAGAATGTCGATGTGGGCGTTTAAGAACCGCTCCATAACATCAACAAACATGGGATTTGGAGTCTCGCCACGCACAGCCAGCGATTTGCCGTATTCGTTGTAAACTAAAACCAACGCCTCCAAACTTCTGGTGCAGTGAATTGCTAACTGGATGGCCCGTTTGTGGTGTTCGCAATGAATCACGCCGCTACCCTTTCCTCCTGCGCCGTCACCGGCATGATTATGCAAGTCTCCTTCAGCCTGCGGTAAAGCGGCTCCCCGTATTCCCCAAATCGGTCGATGAAATGCTGCCCCTTGTAGTTGGTGGTAATCAGCACCGGCAATTCTTCGGACATGCGCTTGTCCAAAACGTGGAATAGCTGCGTCACCACGCTTTCAGACAGCTTTTCCTTGCCCAAATCGTCCAGCAGCAGCACTGACACACTGCACAAGTCCTTGAGCCATTCCGGCAGCTTGTGCTTGCCGCCCTGCTCTTGCACGCCCAGCGCGAAGTCCGTGGCCGTCATGGCGCGAACGTGCTTGCCCTCGGCATGCAGACGCTTCAGCAGGATGTAGGCAAGGCGGGTCTTGCCAACGCCAGACGTCCCGTGGAACAGGATGCCACGCCTTCCGTAGCTCCACGCCTGCACCTCGTTGATAAGGTGGCGGCATGGCAGCAGTTTCCAATCGCTGTCTCGGTAGGCTTTGGGACACTGCCGCGTCCATTCCGCCATGCGCTCCCAGCGTGTCTTAATTTCGGACTCCTTGACCTCGGTGCAAGGCCAGCAGACAAACGGCTCGCCCAGCAAATCGTTGCGTCGAAACAGCCTTTCTTCCGCGCCACAGGCGGTGCAGCGGTAAACATCTTCCGTCCACTCGCCTATAAATGACGCCAGCTTTTGCTGGAACTGTTCGCGGGACACTGCCCCTCGCCTTTCACCATGTTCCTTTTCCATCGCTCAATAGCTCCTTTCTGTCGCGGATGCCGTTGGCGGCTCCGTTTTTGTTGTGGGTTGTGCCGTTGTGCTTCGGCTTGAAAATGCCCTGCCAGCCCTTGCGGATGGTCGTGCGGACGGCCTCGACGGCCTCGTCGTGGCCCCAGCCTTCCATTTCGGCCCACTGGTCGCGGACGCTCATGGGGGTCAGTCGGCGCAGCTTCGCCTGCCTGCGATAGGCTTCGTAATCCTTCCAAGCCGCTTTGAATCCATCAGTATCCAACAACACCGGCAGCGGAGGAGCGGCTTCAGCCGCCCGCTGCTTCGCCTTTCTGGTTTCTGTTTCGGATTCTGTTTCTGTTTCTGTTTCAGGCGGCGAGTTGCGGCAATCCGCCGCGAGTTGCGGCAAGTCGCGGCCAGTTGGCAGCCACTCGCGGTCTTTGTCCTCTGGAGGAGGAAACTTGTAGCGCGTGTTCCGTAACCGCTGTCCGTAGTTAATCACTGACAGGCAATGCTTTCCCTCGGCGTCGTAGCGCAGGATTAGCCCGCGCCGTTCAAGTTCGGCCAGCCACTTGGTGATCTGTTTAAGTTCGATAGACTGTTCCAATGGGAAACAGGCGGCGGCAACCAGCCGCGGATCGGCGTGGAAGCGTCCGTAGTCATCGGCCTTGGTCAGCAGGCGGATAAACAACCGCTCTGCTTCCGCGCCGATGCCGTCAAAGCGCAGACTGTCGGTGTAGTCGCGTAGGATTCTATTGGGCATAATCTTACAGTGCCTCCTTCAGCGTGACTTCAAGGTAGGGTTCCTCGGTGCGGCACTTCTCCGCGACAAACTGATCAACCAGCGCGTCGTCCGTGATCCAGCCCGCCGGTCGCAGGCAGTCGAGAACGCCCTTGGCGAGGTTATCGATGTCGGGTCGCTTGCCGTGCCGACGCTCGTTTGGTCGGGCCTTGGTGCGCCCGAAGGCAAACTTCAGCTTGATCAGCACCGGATAGTCTATCGGCTTGCGCGGTGCGTGTTTCTTGAGCGCGGCCACCAGCGCGGTCTGCGCGTCGGCTACTTTTTTCTTGGTGAAAAACATGGGCTTGCCCCCGCGGACGAAGACGCCCTTTTGCTGGGCGGTGACGGTCGAAGGCTCCCCGTCGATAATTGCAGTAATCATGTGATGGGCTTTTTGCGCCGCGGTGGGCGCGGTTTGACTGCGGTGATCCGGCGCATGACGAATGCCTGCGGCAGACCGATTTGAATGAGGGCGGCTTGAAGGTCGCTGTCGGGAACCTCCGCGCCGTGCTTGAGCATGTCGTCGAGCGCATCACTGCGGTCGGGAACCATGCGGAGGGACAACGTCTCCCACCACACGATCCGCGCCGCGGCGTGCCTCACGGGCAGCGCCAGCGCCATTAGACGCTGACGCCAGTCCGCGGGCGTGATGCCTCGACTCCATCTCGGAACGTAGGCTTTGTCGCTCATTAGAGGACGCTCTCCGCTTGTTTCTGCGCCCACGCCGGAAGCGCGAGCGTAGTGATGTCGGTCGTAAACGACGGCCAGTGGTCTTCGGCCATGCAGTGGCGAACCAGCGCGAGGTCACGCTGATACTGCTTGCGGCCCCAAGCGATTGCATCTTGGTCGAGCGCGTAGACAGCGACCGCAAACGGCGGTGTCTTCTCCACGCAGACGAACAAGAACTCCGTCTTGTCGAGTCCCAGCAGTTGGCAGAGGTCGAGGTAGTAGGCGGCTTGGACGTCGTAGCGATAACTCGCCACGTTCTTCGCCATCATGTCCGCGTCCGCTGACTGGCAGCTTTTGATATCGACGATGACGTTGCCAGACTCCGGTAGCGCATCGATCCGCGCCTTGCGAAGAACTCCGTCTTCGCCATTCGCGAACAGCGAAACCTCGGTCTTCGCGTTGGCCAAGACGCGCTTGACCGCGGGGTGCGACCAGACGCTCTCGCGCATGCCGGTGATCGTGTCAGCTTCCTGCGACGTTATGATCGGCAATGTCTGCGCTGCTTTCCATTCTTTGCCTTCTTTAGTGGCAAGATTCATGCCCGCGGGTTTGACAACCCAAGCGCCGGAAACCGTCTCCGGTTCCAAGATGGCGCGATGAATCATCTGGCCCAGCCGCATGGCCGGTGTCGTTTCGACGCGGAGCAGCCCGTCGATGTATGCCTTGAAGTGCTTGGGCGTTCGCGGCGGCGCGATGTAGTCCAACGCGCTTTTGCTGATTCCCTCGGCTTCGCGGTATTGCTTGTCCGGTAACGAGAGGATGCCGGTGTTCATATGCCAGCCTCCTTCGCCGCGGAGTTAAGCGCATCGCTTTGCGTGCGGCGGTGTTCCAACTCGGCCATGAACTCGGCAACCATGTGGTCGCCGGTCATGCGGTCGGTGAGTGTGTTGAGCCACTCGACGGCCCAAACGAGGTCGGCGTTCATCGGCGCACCCCCTTGGCAAACAAATCGCCGGTTTCAATGTCTTCCAGCGCCGCCTTTTGCGAGACGTCGGCATTGACCGCGGACTCAAAATACTCCGCGGCGGTTGTCGGCTCCGGCAGCACTACGCTGGACGCGACTTCGCGCCCGCGGGCCACCTTGACTTGGTAGTCGGCCACCTCTTCGCGGATGCCCAGCCCGCGCAGCGCGTCGGGGAAGGCATCGCGGAGCGCCCAGCTACGCGCCCTCATCTGGAGCATGCGGGCCGGATACTGCTGCCACGGGCCAGCTTTGCCCCACAAACCCGCTTTCTTCGCATCTGCCTCGGAGAACGTGCGGACGACCGGCGAGCGGTCGCGGCGCTTGACCACGCATGTCGCGGTGTTGCCCTCGACCTTCTCGTCGATGTCGAGGAACGCCGGATGCGCCGTCGCAATGGCCAGTGCGGTGTCTCCGTAAACCACCGGCTTGCCGTTGACGATGGCGATGGACTGGAGCGCCTGCATGGGTGCGAGGCCCAGTTCCAGCCCGTGCTGGACGGCGACCATGACGGCCTCCGGCGAGCTAAAGCCCTTCGGAGCCAGTCCACTGTTAACGACGGCCTTGCAAAAACGGGCCATCTCATCGAAGGAGCGCAGTTGCACTCCGTGTGAGTCGAGTTGAATCTCGACGGGTTGGGTCTTCTGGAGAGCCAGTTGACCATTTTCTGCTGTCATTGTATTAGTTCCCTTCATTGTGTTCTGACCCGTCGGCGCGGCATGCTGCGTCGGCGGGTTTTGTTTTGTGGGTTGCATGCCTAAATTCGTGTGCTGCGGTTTTCGATTTTCCGTAGGAGCCAGCGGTTCCAGCGGTGGTTGTCTGTGGCGGTCGCGTGACCGGCGAC